ACAAGAATTTACCCAATCGGTATCCGAAAAATATGGTCGAGTTAATATTGACCCAGAAACTGGTGAGATTACTACATTAGAGTAATCTAGATCAAAATACACCATATTTATAATAAAATAATTTATTTGCAATGGCAGAAACAATTGTATCACCTGGTGTATTAGTAATAGAAAACGACCAATCATTTGTAACTCAACAACCTGTACAAGCAGGTGCTGCTATCATTGGACCAACCGTAAAAGGTAAAGTAGGAATCCCTACTATTGTAACTACATATAGTGATTATTTAAATAAGTTTGGTGCTACTTTCCTTAGCGGAAGTAACACCTATACTTTTTTAACTTCCGTTACAGCATATAATTATTTTGCGGGAGGTGGAAATACATTATTAATTACCCGTGTAGTAAGCGGTAGTACCTTAACTGATTGGACTCCTGCAACATCTTCATTTATTTCTGCTTCTGCCCACCCATCCGGTTCACCTTATAATACTAATGTTTTTGTATTAGAAACATTATCTGAAGGTATTATTATGAATAGTGTTGGCCCTACTGGTTCAAATGATACCTTATTAAGTGGTTCATCTGAAAATTATAGATGGCAAATTACTTCCCCAGATACAAATAATGGAACTTTTTCTCTTGTTATTAGACAAGGAAATGATTCAAGTATTCAACAGTCTATTTTAGAAACTTGGGGGCCACTTTCATTAGATCCATATGCTTCTAATTATATTGAAAAAGTAATTGGAAACCAGGTTGAAACTATTCAAGAAGATAATGGTGAATACTACATTCAAATGTCTGGGAGTTATGCAAATCAATCTGCTTATATTCGTGTAAAACAAGTAAATCAAACTACTCCAAATTATTTTGATAATATAGGAAATCCAAAAAATGAATTTACTGGGTCAATTCCTATCACACAAAGTGGAGTATTTGGTGCCGCTAAAGGAAATATTATCCCTACAGGTACGGCAGCAGCATATTATGAAAATATTTCAAATACAAATATTCAAGGTTTAACTGCAAATGATTATACCGAATCTATTTCTTTATTAGCAAATAAAGATGCATTTAGATATAATTTATTAGTTGCTCCTGGTTTAATTGCTGATCCATCTCAATTTCCTTTACATAATACTGTAGTAAATCAAATGATTACTACTGTTCAAGAAAGAGGCGACTCAATGGTTACTCTTGACTTAGTTGGATACGGATCCAACATTAACCCAGTAGTTACTAGTGCACAAACAAAAGATACTTCATATGCAGCAGCATATTGGCCTTGGCTATATACAATAGATCCAAATACATCTAATCAAGTATGGGTACCTACAACAACGTTAATTCCAAGAGTATATGCTCAAAATGATACTATTGCTTATCCTTGGTTTGCACCTGCTGGTATTAATCGTGGAGTAATGACATCTGTTATTAAAACAGAACGTATATTAACTCAAGGAAATAGAGATTTACTTTATAAAAATAATGTAAACCCAATTGCAAATGTTGCCACTGCTAATGGATCTGCAATAACAGTATTTGGACAAAAAACATTACAGAAAAAAGCAAGTGCTTTAGATCGTGTAAATGTACGACGCTTATTAATTGAACTTAAAAATTATATTTCTCAAGTAGCTGATACATTTGTGTTTGAACAAAATAATGCAATAACTAGAAGTAATTTATTATCATTGATTAATCCATATTTATCACAAGTACAACAACAACAAGGATTAACTGCATTTAAAGTAGTAATAAACGAAAATAACAACCCACCAAGTGTTATAGATCAAAACCAATTAATTGGTCAAATTTATCTTCAACCTACAAGAACAGCTGAATTTATTGTACTTGATTTCAACATATTACCTACTGGTGCAACATTTCCTGCTTAATAGTATATTTTAAGGAAATTTTAGATATTTATAATAAAAAAATACAATGGCAAATTTTACAACTTCTCCTGGAGTAGCAATCAGTGAATTAGATAACACCTTTTTAACTGGCCAACCCATTCAAGCTGGTGCTGCTATTATAGGCCCAACAGTTAAAGGTCCTGTTGAAAAACCAACCCTTGTAACCACTTATTCAGATTTTGTAACATTATTTGGTGATACATTTGTAAGTGGTGGTCAATCATATTCTTATTTAACTTCAATTGCCGCAGCTAATTATTTCAACTATGGAGGAACTTCATTATTAGTTGCTCGTGTAGCAAGTGGTTCCTACACTTCAGCAATTACTAAAGATATAAACTCAGGAATAGGAATTACTTCAGCATCAGCTGTTCTTAATTTAACGAATGCTGTTACTCAAGCATATACAGCTTCATTTAATGGAGTAAACGTAATATTATCAGGATCATCTGTTCAAAATATATTCAACAATGCTACATCTTCAGGTGTTATTCCTTCAAACCCAACTAACTTCTATACAAATACAACTATTAACAGTAGTGCATCATTTATTTCTCCTAATATGACTGTAACTGCTTTAGCTCAAGGTATTGCTGGAAATTTGTATTATTATGTTTCCGGTTCAACTACAGTTTATTATAGTGGAGGAACTAATGCATCTTCTTTTGTCCTAGAAACAATTTCAGAAGGAATCCTTATGAATAACTCAGGTTCTAACATGTTAGGATCTAATGGGGCCTTAAATTCAGGATCAGTATCTAATATTCGTTGGGAAATTACAAATGCAAATACTGGGTCAGGTACATTTAATGTATTAGTTAGACGTGGTAATGATATTACTGATAATAAAGTAGTGTTAGAAGCTTGGAATAATTTAACATTAGATCCAAATTCAACACGTTATATTTCTAGAATAATTGGTAATCAAGTATTAGATTATAATTCTGTAAATAATCAAATGGAATTATATGGTGAATATCCAAATAATTCAAAATATATTCGTGTAAAAACTGTTAATTTACCTACACTAAATTATTTTGATTCTAACGGAATTGCAGTAAGTGCTTATACCTCATTAATTCCTCTTAATGGAAGTGGTTCAGCAGGCGGTTCATTTTATAATGCTATTGGAAGTGTAAATAGTAACATCACTGTATACGATGCTATTTCAACTAATACACAAGGATTAACAGGTGCTAGTTATAATAATATGATTGCACTTTTAGGTAATCCTGAAGCATATCAATTTAATGTACTATTTACTCCTGGTTTATTAAATGATATCCATGTTACACAAGTTACTAATATTATCAATAATACAACTGCTAGAGGTGATAGTTTGTATGTAATGGATTTAGGAATATATGGTAGTTCACTTGGAGAAGTAGTAACACAAGCTCAAACTCGTGATACTTCTTACGCTGCAACATACTGGCCTTGGGTACGCATTATCGATCCAGGAACAGGAAAACAAGTATGGGTTCCAGCTTCAACAGTAATCCCAGGTGTATATGCATTTAATGATAAAGTATCTGCTCCATGGTTTGCACCTGCAGGCATTAACCGCGGTGGGTTAAACACAGTTTTACAAGCTGAATTGAAACTAACACAAGGTAATCGTGATACATTATATAGCAATAATATTAATCCAATTGCAACACTACCCCAACAAGGTGTTGTAGTATATGGTCAGAAAACATTACAAAAAGCTCAATCTGCTTTAGATCGTGTAAATGTACGTCGTTTAATGATTGAATTAAAATCATATATTCGTCAAATTGCAGATACAATCGTATTTGAACAAAATACAATCACTACAAGAATAGCATTTACTTCAAGAGTTACTCCATATTTGGAATCAATTCAACAAAAACAAGGTTTATATGCATTTAAAGTAGTAATAGATGATACAAACAATGGTCCAGCAGTAATTGATCAAAACCAATTAATAGGTCAAATTTATATCCAACCAACACGCACAGCTGAATTTATTTCATTAGATTTCATCTTGATGCCTACAGGAGCTGAATTCCCAGGGTAAAAATTAAAAAATTAGATATTTATAATAAAGAATTAAATAATATAAAATGGCAATTTTAGATCAAAATCAAATATTTTTTACCCCGTTTGAGCCAAAACAAAGTAACCGCTTTGTAGCTACAATCGATGGTGTTCCTGCCTATTTAGTTAAAGGTGTAAGTGCAGTTAACTTAACTCAAACAGCAGTTGCTCTTAACCATATCAACATCCAACGATATGTAAAAGGAAAAACAGTTTGGGGTACAATTTCATTTACATTATATGAAGCAATTACTCCAAGTGGTGCTCAAGCAGTAATGGAATGGGTACGTTTAGGACACGAATCAGTAACAGGTAGAGATGGTTACTCTGATTTCTACAAGAAAGACATTACGTTTAACGTAATCGGACCTGTAGGTGATATCGTTTCTGAATGGGTTATTAAAGGAGCCATTATTACAAGTGTTAACTTTGGTGACTATAGCTATGATGATGATGGAACCCCAGTAAACATCTCAGTTGAAGTACAACCAGATTACTGTGTATTGAATTTCTAATATTAGATTAAACAACAAATACAATGAAAGCTCCAAAGAAATTTGGGGCTTTTATTTTTTTTCAATATATTAGACTTATGAAAAAACTATTATTATTTTTACTATTAGCTAATATAGGATATGGTCAATATTGTCCTTCTTTAGGACCTGATCAAATATTGCCTTGTGGTGTAGGGTCAATTACTTTAACCGCAGATTTAAGTCAATGTGGTGTAGGTACTAACCCCAATCAAACAACAAATTATACTGTAGGAAGCATACCGTATGTTCCTTTATTAAATACAGGTACCCAACTGTTTATGACAGATGATTCTCAACAAGGGCCATTTAATATTGGATTTTCATTTTGTTTCTTTGGACAAACGTATACTCAATTTTGGGTAGGTTCAAATGGATGGATTTCATTTTCTCCTGGTCAACCAACCACATTTACAACACAAACAATTCCTACAGGTAATTTTTTAGTACCTAAAAATTGTATTATGGGTCCTTGGCAAGATTGGCATCCTGGAATTGGAGGTCAAATTAGATACCAAACTACAGGAGTTGCCCCTTGTCGAAAATTAACTGTATCTTGGACAAACATGCCTATGTTTAGTTGTACAGGCAACCAAGGAACATTTCATATTGTAATTTACGAATCTACAAATTATATTGAAAATTATATCCAAAACAAACCAGCTTGTTTGCAATGGCAAGGAGGAACAGCTACTGAAGGTATCCACAATACTGCAGGAACAATAGGTATTACAGTCCCTGGCCGTAATTCAACTGCTTGGACAGCAACAAATGATGCTTGGCGTTGGACTCCTAGTGGACCAGTAGTTAATCCTATTTTAGTATGGTATCAAGTAGGTAACCCTGCTCCAATTGGAACAGGAAATTCAATTACAGTTACACCAAACGGACCTACTCAATATACTTGTCATTTAAGTTACCCAACATGTAATGCTGGTTGGAATGTTTGTAATGGAAATGGTACTGCTATTGGGCCTGATACAATATTAGTTGTACCTGGTCCCCCAATCCCATCAACAGGACCTATTAATGGATCAGATACAATATGTTATTTAAGTTCAAATGAAATATATGATGTTCCTTTAAATCCAACTTACAATTATTTATGGAGTACAGTTGGAACCCTAACCTCAGGACAAGGAACAAATCAAATTACAGTAGATTTTAGTTTATTCCCTGCAGGATTTATCCCTGGTGCTATTCAAGTAACACCTGAAGCAAATGGATGTATTGGGCCAACAGTATCATTTGATGTAACAATATTTAATATAGTTCCTGTAATTGATCCCATAGGACCATTCTGTTCGTACGACGAATTTGTTACTTTAAACGCGGTTCCTGCTGGAGGAATATTTAGTGGTAATGGTATTGTAGGTAATAATTTTACACCTCCACTTGCGGTAGGAACAAATATACTTACTTATACTTATACTCAAAGTGGATGTATTTTTGATACTACAACTACAGTAATTGTTAATCCACAACCAACTCTTGATTCAATTACTCCATATAATCCATTCTATGAATTATGTGAAGGCGATTCAATAACATTAACATTTAGTGCCCTGTCAAATTTATCAGGATATAATGAATGGGCATTTATTGGAACAATTTATCAACAAGATAATTTAACTATTTCATTTGAAACCCCAGGAATGTTTCCTATTTCAGTAGCACATTATTCAAATGGATGTGTTTCTCCTATACAACAAACAGTAGTTACTATCGCACGTTGCCCTGAATTGTTATTTTATATTCCAAATACTTTTACCCCAGATGGAAACGAACATAATAATGTATTTCAACCTGTATTTACAAATGGATTTGACCCATATGATTTTCATTTAGAAATTTACAATAGATGGGGAGAATTAATTTATGAGTCGTATAATTGTACAGAATATTGGGACGGAACATACAATAATACACCTTGTCCTGTAGGATTATACACATATAAAATCCAATTTGGATTTAAAGAAACAGATAATGATCAAGTTGTAAGTGGAAATGTTAATCTTATTCGATAGGCCAATATTTATAACCATATGAAACTAGATAGTTTACGTACGTTAGTTAAAGAGGAGCTTAGTAAAAAGCTAAATGAGGAATACCAAGACAAGTTTAAAATGGTAGGTATGCTTATTACTAACATTAAAAAACGCCCTCAAAAAGAAATATTCTCTGATATTCGCTCTATTCCAGGTGTGACAATAGCATCTGTAAAAGAACCTATGGATTATAATGAACAAAATACAGAAAAATTCCAATCTATTTTAACTGTTAAAGTTGATGGGCATCCTTGGATCGCAACTAGTGGTTTTGATCGTTCAAAAATGGAAGACATACGTAAAGCAATATTAAAAGTAGAAGGAGTTTTATCATATAATGTAAATCCTGATAATATTTCTGCTCTTTAATATATTTATATAAGACAATAAGTTATAACAAATAAAAATTATGGAAGAATTTAAAGTACCAACTGAAAAAATCGAATTACCTTCAAAAGGTTTAGTTTATCCCCCTGAAAGTCCCCTTGCTCAAGGTTATGTTGAAATGAAATACATGACTGCAAAAGAAGAGGATATCTTACTTAATGCAAACTACATTAAAAACGGTACTGCAATTGATAAATTATTAAAAGCATTAATTGTAACCCCAATTAATTATGATGATTTAATTGTTGGAGATAAAAATGCAATCATGATTGCTTCTCGTATTTTAGGATACGGCCCAGAATATTCATTTGAATATGAAGGTGAAAGTTATACAATTGATTTATCTCAGTTAGATAGTAAACCATTAGATGAATCTTTGTTTACAAAAGGAGTAAATGAATTTGCTTATACATTTCCTTTTTCTAAAACAGAAATTACTTTCAAATTACTTCAACATAAAGACGAAAATAATATTACTCGTGAATTAGATGGTCTTAAAAAGATTAACAAAGAAAATTCACCTGAATTATCTACTCGTTTAAAATATATGATCACATCAGTAGATGGAAATCGAGAGTCTAGAGTAATCCGAGAGTTTGTTGATAAACACTTACTAGCTCGAGATGCTAAATCATTAAGAACTCATATCAAAAAATTCCAACCAGATGTAGATCTAACTTTTTTTCCCTCCGGAGATTCGGATAGAGTCAGTATTCCAATTGGGATTAAGTTTTTTTGGCCTGACGTCGATTGATCAAGCTAATAAGGCTAAAGTAGCCATCTATAAACAGATACATCAAATTTGCTTTTTTGGAAAAGGAGGATACAGCTGGCCTATTGTCTATAATATGCCAGTGTATCTTCGTCGTTTTATTTTTGATGAAATGAAACAATTTTATGATGAAGAAAAATCAGCCCATGAAAAAGCTTCAAAACGATCTCGTTCGGGAAAAAACACATCTGAAACTCAAACATTTGATATGGGTGCTCCTTCAAAAGGTAAAGCACCTGTTAAATATCAATAAAAGCTTGCATTTTTAATATTTATTACAGAATAATTTAAAGATATGGCTGACAAAAATAAAGAAGCTCAGGAACTTAAGGGAATTTTAGGGGAGGTAAATGCTGCCCTAAAAGAAATGGAGGATCGCAATAAAAGGATTAAAGATGGTTTTGCATCCTCTAAAGATTCTTTATCTAGTTTAGTAACATTAGCCTCTGAATTCAATAGTCACCAAGATCAAACTAAACGATTATCTACAGATCAACTAAAAAATCTTTCTGAAAAACTTCAAAAAGAAAAAGAAAATCTTAGATTATCTCAAGAATCTCTTTCTGCTCAAATAAACAGTACAAAAACTGAAAGAGACAAAGCAAAGAATCAAAAAGAACATTTAGAAAAACTTCAAAAAGAAAAAGGGTTTAATAAAGAACGCCAAGCTCAAATTGATAAATTACTAAATAAAAGCATAGAATTTACAAATACCCTTCAAGACCAACAAGCTGTATTCGCCCAATCTCAAGACATATTAGAAGATATGGATGGTGATATAGGGAATTTAGAAAAAGATTTAAAAAAAGCAGTTCAAGCTGCTAAAGGATTTGAAATATTAGATAAAATAGGGGGAAAATTAGATAAATTAAACACCCCCTTAGATGAATTCCTCCAACCATTTGCTGTTATAAATAAAATTATTGGATTTGTTGTTGGAAGCGTTACAGAACTTGATAAAGAGTTAGGAGATGCTGCAAAAAGTATGAACATGACATATGAGGCTGCTGGTAGATCTCGTATGGAAATGACTAAATTTGCTCAAGCAACTGGAGATACTTTAGTAAATTCAAAACATTTACAAGAAAGTGTTTTATCTATTAACGAATCTTTAGGTTCAAATGTTGCATTCGAACAAATGTCCGAATCATTCCAAAAAGATGTAACATTTTTATCTAAAATGTCTCACTATGCTGGTTTAACAGCAGAAGAAGCTAATAATATAGCTAAACTAACATTAGCAACTGGACAGAGTGCTGAAGATTTCTCCGGAGAATTAATGGCCCAAACAAAACTTTCAGGTATTCAAAAAGGTTTAATTCTTAATGAAAAAACCGCATTAAAAGAAATCTCCAAAACATCAGCAGCTATTAAAATGTCGTTTCATGGCTCGGCAAAAGGATTGGGTGATGCATATGCTAAAGCAAAGGCATTAGGTACTAGTTTAGATAAAGTTGATGATATAGCAGGTAGTATTCTTAATTTTGAAGAATCAATTGAAGCGGAATTAAGTGCAGAATTATTAACTGGTAAAAATTTAAATTTAGAAAAAGCACGTGAAGCTGCTTTGAACAATGATATAGCAACAGTAGCAGAAGAAATTGCTAAAAATGTCGGTAGTGCCGCTGACTTTGCTAATATGAATAGAATCCAACAAGATGCAATTGCAAAATCTGTTGGAATGACTCGTGAAGAATTAGCTGCTTCACTTCAAGAACAAGAATCTTTAAAAGCTATAGGTGCGGCATCTGTAGAAGATGCAAAAGCAAAATATGATAAGCTCCGTGAAACTATGACTGCTGAAGAAGCCATGGTTGCATTAAAAGATGAAGAATTAGCTAAACAATTTGAACAACAGAATATACAAGAAAATTTAGGAGCAGCCCAACTTCAGATGGCTGACTCAATGAATAAAACTCTTATTCCTGCCTTGATTACTATCAACAAAAATTTCAATGATATGTGGAATAAAATAAAAGATATTATTGATAAATTAGGGGGAATGAAAACTATTTTAGTTATAATTGGAGGAATTATGGCAGCTAAAATGATTAAAGGTATTTGGGATTTTGCTTCGGGAGTAAGTACTGCTATTAAAACTGCTAAAGCATTAGCTGCTGCTGAAAAACAAGGTGCCATAATGTCTATTATATCGGGAGCATGGAAATCTTTGGGTCCAATTCCATTTGTAGGAGCTGCATTAGCCACCGCTGCAGTAGGTGCAGGTATTGGATATCTTATGAGTCAAATGAATGATGGAATTATTTCCCCATCATCAGGAGGTAGTGGTTATGGTGATAGAGTATTGTATGGTCCTGAAGGTGCAATTTCATTTAATAATAAAGATACTATTGTAGCTGGCACAGATTTATTTAAAGCAAACGATATGGTATCTGCCCCTAAAGGTGCAGTTCAAGTAGGAGGTGGAACTTCATCTAAAGATATAGCTGAATTAAAAGGTGCTATAATGGCTTTAGCAGCACGTCCTGTAAATGTAGCAATTGATGGTAAAAAAGTAATTGAAGCAACAACAGGTGCTCAACCAAATACTCAAGGAGTTGAATCTGCTAAGAATAGTTTCAAAATGCAATAATATTTAATATTTATAAACAAAATAATTATGGGACTTTTAAATAAACTTCAACAACAAGGATCAGCATATTCAGAATATGATGGTACAAACCCACCTACAAATCCTCTAGCAACTAATTTATCTCAATTACACGCTGGTGCAGGAGGTACTGCAGGGTACTCTTTAAATGGTTCAAACCAATCCCAAGTAAACATTAATTATAATGCATATTTGGATGGAGTATCAAATGCATTACCTACACCTTCTCAATTGGATTTAAACGGCACAAACCCTGTTCCTTATTTGCAAAATCCACCACAATAATTAATTTATGGGGTTAAAGGATTTATTACAACAACAGGGGTCAACTCTAGCATATGGTGCTAATCCCACAAATCCTTCTAATGGTGATAATATTTCTCCATTAAACCAAGAGACCTTATTACCTGGGTTTTCAACAGAAGGATCTGGTTTAACAGAATATGATGGTACTACTCCTTCAATAAATCCATTAGCTACAAAGTTATCAACCCTTCATTACGACCCTAAAAGTAACTCTGAAGGTTGGTCAGTTAGAGGTTACCAATCCCCTTCAGGGTTTAAAACAGTTTCAGATTATACAGCATATCAAGATGGAGTATTTAACCCCATTCCATCCCCTACTGCATTAGATCTTAATGATCCCGAAGGAGCAGATCCAAATTATAAACCCCTATATTCTTCAATAGAAGGAAATAGATATGAAGATTTATCTTTTCAATAACATATGGGACTAGTTCAAATACTTACTGCTCCTGGGAGTTTTAAATTTTATGCGGAAAAAAGTTTCCCAAATCCTAATGCCGTATCTATAGCTACTTCATTTGGTCAAAAAAGAATTGGTTATGGAGATACCAATCAACCATATATTAAAATTCCATTTCCTGAATCCCCTATAAAGTTTAATAAATTAAATGTTCCTAGTCAAGGTCCTACATATTTTTTAAATAGTTTAGGTACCCTTCCGTTAAATATCATTAGTAGTATAGGAGGTCAATTTTCTACTTCATTTGATATAACATCTGAAAGTGATATAAGATATAATTCTAGAGCTTGGGGTCCTGATTTTTTAACTAGAGGTAATGCTTTTGGTATTATTAGAACAGCTGATGATGTTTTACGATTAACAAAATATTTTACAGATAATAGAAGTGTTAATGGAGAATTGTTTATAGTTAAACAAAATTTACTTTCTAGAATTGCCCCAAAAACCGAAGCATCATATGGTCTTGCATATGGTGCAGGTACTATAAATGGAGGTATTTACACTCCTGTTTCAACAGTAGCCCAAGCTGGATTAAGCCTATTTGGGGGAACTCTCCTCAAACAAGGAATTGACCCAACTGGTTTACTCCCAGGTGCAGGAGCTATACGAACGTATCAAGATGCTATTGATGAAAAACAATTTTCTACTAAGGATAGTGAAGCTAACCGTTTAATTAAATTAAGTAAATTATCATACATAACAGTTGCTGAAACAATAGCATTAAATATTGGTTCAACATATAATATAACCCAAGATGCGGGTTATTTTATGTCTTATGGTGGAGGCCCTGATTCAGCTTTAGGTATAGGAAAAACTAAAATAAAATACGCCACTGATAAAACAGGAAAAGTTTCATCTCTTACCATTTCTAAATTTCCTATAACTGATAATTTACTCTATTTAACATGGGATAGAAAACAATTATCTGAAGCTTCTTACAATCCTTTTCAAACACCAACAGTAGGTGAAGATTTTAGAAAACCTCTTTTAGATACTTCAACTCCAACACAACAAATATTTTTAAGTTCTTCCCCTAGCTACAATCCAAATGGATCAAATACTGGCAATATTGAAAAAAGAACTAATTTTGGAGGAGCTGGTGCTAGAGGAAATAGAAAAAATTACCAAGAAGGTAAAAGAAAAATTGGAACTCCATCAAACCCAGGAAAAGTAATAGGTCCAACAGACTTAATAAATGCTTTTCCTATATATCAAGGTGCTACTGCTACTGATAATGAATTAACAAAAGATTTAGTTGATTTTCGTATAGGAATTTACGATAATGATACTATTGGATTTGGTAACATAATCCAACTTAATTGGCTCCATTTCAGAGTCCTTTTAGATGACTTTTCTGATTCATATGGTGCTGATTGGAAAGCATTAAATTATATGGGTAGAGCAGAAAATTTCTACAAATACGAATCCTTTAAAAGAGATATATCTATTGGATTTACTGTAGCGGCTCAATCAAAACAAGAACTTTTACCAATATATAAAAAACTTAACTATTTAGCCTCTTCAATGGCCCCTAGTTATTCTACTAATGGATTTATTCGTGGTAATTTATCTCGAATTACTTTAGGTAACTGGCTTTGGGAACAACCAGGATTTATTTCTTCAGTGGATTTATCTATTCCTGATGAATCTCCTTGGGAAATTAATCTTCCTCTTGATACTCCTGATCCTGATGAATTTGTTAAACAGGTTCCTCATATGGTTCAAGTAAAAATTAAATTTACTCCAATCCATAGATTTAGACCAGAAATTACCAAACTTGGTAGCCTACCTAATCCTGCAGACTTTACCGAAGATAACATTATTTACCAAGATCCAGTATATGGACCACAAAGATATATTGCTTTACAGGACCAAAATACTAATGGATATGATACAATACCAACCCAGACTCCTCCTCCATCCCCAGGAACATCTTTAACAGATGAACAAAATAACCAAATACCTTATGGACCTGTAACACAACAAGAAGCCTCAAATTTTGTATCCCCATTAGACCAAGGAATATTCTCATCCCCAGTTTCAACAACACCTCCTTCAACACCTGCCAATCCAAACTTGGCTTTAGGAAATCAAGGAAGTATATTTATACCTGCACCATAATAATATGAATAGATATAGCGTAGCTCAAATAGTTAAAACTGCAGAAAATACAAATAGAAGATATACTAATGTAAAATATCCTCTAATACCCCCTTCTTCTGCAGATACTTATTTATATACAGGTCAAGGAGATAGATATGATACTTTAGCATTGACTTACTATAGTGATACTACATTGTGGTGGGTAATTAGTAGAGCAAACCCATCCCAACCTAATGATACTCTATATCCAAATGTTGGAGCCCAAATTAGAATTCCTGCACCTGCAAGAATTCCAACTATAATCTCAAATTTCCAAAATTTAAACAATATATCAATTTAATATTAAGTTATGGCACTAGTAGGAGAGCAAATCCCAGGTTATGTTCAAAAACAAATAGAGGTTAGACAAAAAGCTCATGGTAGTGGAATTTCTTTTGATTCATTAAGAACAGACGAAACACTAATTTATACTAATTCTAGAAATGCTTTTATTAAAATGGCTTCTGGAGTTTCAGTTTCTGGGTCAAAACTTGAAGAAATAGGATATAGTGGAGCAGATTTAGATACCTTAAAAGGAATGGGTCTTGCTAAAAACCATATTTTATTTGGAGGTATCTCTGTTATGTCTCAAATTGACGATGGTAACGGAGGAACTGATGGAATTTTATCTCAAAAAACCGACTTTATAGGAATTAACGGAGCTTACACCGCAGACCCAGACTTTGGAATAATACCTATGCCCGGTATAGAAAGTTTAGAGGTAAAATCTTTAAACCGAGGATCATTAAAAAAAGCTACAGTTAAACTTACTGCCCAAACTAGAAATCAACTTGCTGTTCTAGATTTGTTATATATGCGTTTAGGATATACTGTCTTAATTGAATGGGGTAATTCTATTTATCTTGATAAAGATGGTAAGTTACAAAAAATGTATACTTCTATTATTGAAGATAATAAATTATGGTTTAATCCAACATGGTCTTCAAAAAGATCATTTGCTGATATTACAGGACAAATAACTAAAGTAAGAGAATTATATGATGGAAATTTTGATGCTTTATTAGGAAAAGTATCCAATTTTAATTGGTCTTTTAATTCAGACGGTTCATATAATGTAGAATTAACTATTATTAGCTTAGGAGATGTAGTTGAATCTTTAAAGGTTAATGTACCTGCTGCTCATAATACAATAAAATTTGTTAATGACAATGGTACAGCATGGTTAACAGAAGATGATACTTTAGATCAACATAGAAAAGATAATATTGTTTTATCTTTACTTCATACTTTTAGAGTATTAAATCAAAATCCTAATGGAACTAAAATTACTATTTCTACAAAAGATGCATCCGGAGTAGATCAACCAATAGCATATCCTGGAAGGTTATTAACTATAGGAGGTAATGTAATTACTACTTCTGATCATCAATTAACTCTAACATATACTGTTGGTTGGAAAAATGATGAAACAGGTCAATTTATTAATCCTGATGATTTAGTTGAAGGATATTATGGTCTTTTTGGTGTAGCAGCAAGACAACTAACATTTGATGAAGCCAAAAAGATAGCCTCTTCAAATTCAGAAGCCAATGGAGACCCAGAATATTATAAAGGATATGGGTATGATATACAAGAAATTGGAAATATAAAAAGAGCCCGATTAGTATTTAAGTCTAAAAGAACAGCAAATGTTTTTACGGAAACTCAAACCTTTAGTGATGTTGTATGGAAAGATTATATTGATTCAGGTGACCAAAGTAAAAACTATAAAGAACTATCTAAATCAGAAAATCCAGTATCTAAGTTTAGATATGCATTTTTTACAAAATATAGTGATTTTGATTTTGATAAAACTAAAGAAGGTTTTTTACCTGTTGCTCTTTTTTCTGATTGGACTAGAGATGTTTTAAGAACTACTCCAAAAGAAAGAAAATTATCTGCAATAGAAAATGACCCTAGAAAAATATCAATCTCAAATCAAATCCCGATTTCATTCGCTCAAGTTCCTAATAGATCGACTCAATCTGTAAATACACAAAATATTGATAATCCTTTAAAAGGAACAGGATTTGAAAGTGAGGATGCCTTTGTATTAAATTTAGATAAACCTCAATATTATATTAGATTTGGATATTTACTTGATTTGCTTAAGAAAAAAGTTATAACTCGTATAAATACAGGCAAATCAAATTATGATGATAACCCAAATATATTTAATATAGATACTAACGAGAATAATAATTTAATGTTATGTTTACCCCAACAAATTTCTTTTGATTGGAGAACATGTGTAGTAAGACGAAATCATTTTGATAGAGAAAAATCGTGGCAACAAAAAATTTTCCCCCAATTAAGAGCCTGGTATAGACCAGATACTAATACTGCTTTTGCTTTAAATATTTATTTAAATTTTAATTTTATAGCAGAAAGTATGACCTCAAACACAGATGATAGAGGAAATATTTCAGTTTATGATTTTATTAAATCTATGTGTGATGGGATAAATAAAGCAATGGGTGGTATAAATAACCTTGAACCAATAATTGATGAAGATACTAATACTTTACGTATTTTTGAATCTTCCCCTATCCCAAAAGAACCAGTAAACCCAGGATATAAACTTCAATTATATGGATATGGTAATGGTGTTACTAGTCCTAAAGATTCTTCAACTTTTGTAAGAAAAGTTGATTTAAAAACTGCTATAACCCCAGAATATGCTACAATGATTACAGTTGGAGCAACAGCTAATGGATATGTTAAAGGAACAGAAGCAACCGCATTTGCTAGATGGAATGCTGGATTAACTGATAGATTTAAAAGTGAATTACTAGCAGCTGATTCTGAAACTCAAAAAGCTGGAAAAACTGATAAAGATGATACAGCAGCAAGTTTTCAACAAGCAATGAATTGGACAGCAAGATGTTTTGGGATTGAAGGAGCAGGTAAAATATGGGAATGTTTTCCTCAATAAATAAGTTAATGTATGCCACACTTTGTAGATTCACGTATAAATGAAAATGTAGAAATAGCAACTGAATATTTTAAAGCATTAGTTTCTTCTAACTTTAAAGATGCTGAAAATAGACAAAAACAGTCTGCTGGGTCAATAGGTTTTATTCCATATAATATATCCTTTACTATGGATGGTATAGGAGGAATTAAAATCTATAATGAATTATCTTTAGACACTAGTTTTCTCCCTGCAGGATATACTAAAACTACTGATTTTATAGTAACAGGAGTAGATCATAAAATACAAAATGGGGATTGGGAAACAAGTATAAATGTAACCCTTATTCCTCGAACAAGCCCTATAAATAATGTTATCACCAGTAGTTTATCCTTTACTTCTCAAACTGAAGAAACTAGAGTTGATACTGCTCCTACAAATAATAATACTGTATCTTCTCCTGCATCTACTACAGGTGTTGCTGTAACAGGGGGTGATGCTGATTTTTGGTCTTTATTAACTATATGTCTTTTTGAAGACGGAGATGACCAAGCAAGAGCAGACATAGCTCAGTCTATATATAATCGAGTAGGATCAGGAGCATATTCAACTTCAATAGCAGCAGCAATAAAAAGAGATGGACAATACGAACCAGCATTTGCGAAAGGTACTTCAAAAGTATCTACAGTTTGGAAAAATATCCAAAATAAAGCAACTGCTATTGCAGCAGTAAGAGCCACCAAACCTAATACATATAAAGATGATACATCTGCTTTAAATGCCCTTAAAAGTGTTTATGAGGCTATAAAAGACCCAGCTAAACAAGAAGCATCTAAAACATTCATTCAAGGAAGAACTGATTTTTTAAGTATTAGTCAAGGTACTGTAGATAAAAGAAATGCTAAAGTAAAAGCAGGATCATATGATCCAACTGGTAAACGTGGAACATTTTTAATGAGAAATAATGGAACCCCTAATAACGTATTTGGGTGGGCATATAATTATATTAAAAATGTTATTGCTCAACCTCCGGGACAAGATTGGTGGGATAAATATAAAGATCAATTTTAACTATGCCTCATTTTGTAGATTCACGTATAAATGAAAATGTAGAGATAGCAACTGAATACTTCAAGGCATTAGTCTCCCAAAAAGATGGAGATAAAGCTTTTGCAGGTTCAATAGGTTTTATCCCTTATAATATGTCTTTTACAATGGATGGTATAGGGGGAATTAAAATCTACAATGAATTATCTGTTGATACTAGTTTTTTACCTCCTGGCTATACTAAAACTACAGACTTTATAGTAACGGGCATTGATCATAAAATTCAAAATGGTGATTGGGAAACTAGTATTACTACTACTTTAATTCCTAGAACAAGCCCTATAAATAATATTATCACTAGTAGTTTATCCTTCCTTAGTCAAACAGAAGAAGCCCGATCAGACACTGCTCCTTCAGTTAATATCCCTGCAGGTACTGAAGGTGAAAATGGAAGACTCTCGGATAGTGCATTAAAAAGTGTAGGAATGGGGGATAAAAAATTAGCCATTGAAGCTGCTGATGCCTTTATGAGAATGGTAGAAGATATGAAAAAAGAAGGTTTAAAACCTCGCTTAAGCTCTGCTTATAGAACATTTGACACTCAAAGTTCTATATTTGATTGGGAATATTATATATCTACCGGTGGATCATATACTGATAAAACTCCAAAACCAGGAGCTAAAAGACGTAAAAAAGGTACCGTCGATACAGCAGCAGCCTTCCCAGGAACATCCAACCATGGTTGGGGTAAAGCTATTGATATCTACCCTAAAAATGTACAAGATTGGATTAAGAAAAATGGTGTTAAATATGGGTGGTCTTGGTATGAAGGAAGATCAGTTAATGAAAACTGGCACTTTACTTATGATCCTTCCAAAACAGAAGTATACGTTTAATTATATTTATTAGTATGGCATATTATCCTAAATCCCAAGTTAAAACTAATCTATATACTAATGGAGGGGAATATACTACGTCACAAAACCAATTTTCAACGGTTGCTGAATCTTACATAGGATATTATTATAAAACATCTACTGGACAACTTTTTACAGGAAAAAACCCACAAGAAAAACCAAGTTTACTTTTATACCCATATGAACCACTTTTAAGTAATATTGAAGCCGGAGTAGAAATTGAAACTCCCCCAAACAATTTAATTGTAACTAATCTTCAAGAACCAAAATATTCTTATAGTAGTACTATTTCTCCTCAAACACGATCTATTCCTCAATTTTCTTTAACTTTACCAACTGCTGAAGACAAAAAACGTGGTTACTTTATGAGGTACTTTTGTAAAAAGAATAATGAGTTAATATATTACGAAACTTCTCAAACTGATTATGATAAAACAAAAAGTCAAGACCCTAAAATGGCATATGATTTATACTCTGTTTTAACATTACAATGGTCTTTAACAGGTGATCCTTCCCAAGTAGCTGGTTTCAATGCATCTAGTGTAAATAGAGCTACTTCTCTTAACGGTTGGACTGGATTCCCTCAATATTTTAAAGGAAATTTTACACAATACTTGGGATCTCAAAATAATACTTTAAAAAATCCAAATATTTCTTATCCTCAATCTCAAAACATGGGAAATGCAGGGAATATAAGTGGAGGAGGTGGAGGATATTAATTCTGGTTTGGTTTTTTAAAATTTAATTAGTATCTTTACAGCATGTACTGGCTGATAGAGGACCCTAAACACATTGAATTACTTACAAGTTTAAAACATGAAGATGTTTATGTTGAAGTAATCCCCACTTCCCACAACTTACATCCAGTTGAAAACGATGTATGTGCTATTTATCTTAGACCAAAAAAGGATACAAAAGGATACATTATACCAATTAATCATAGCGAAACAATAAATTCCACAATAGAGCAAGTTCAAGACTTGTTAAATAGTATAGAAAGAATTTACGTAAGGGATAGAAAAGAATTTTTACATTATTTTCCCATTAAGCATTGTTACCAATCCTCACCCTCCCCACATACGTATATACCGCAATTAACAACGGCTCACACGCAATTATACAGCAGGTATCCGCAAGTACCAAATTTAAACACTATTGTACCGATTGTTAAACACTATGAGGTATGTGAACAAAACCATGCTAATTTTAAAGGTGAAGTAAATCCATTTTACAACAAAGCAGCATTGGTGTTTAATCAACTAGAACGAGCGGGTATCAAAGTGGATCCATTGTTGTTTGAGGAGTACTTTGACCAACAAATAGACGAATTTGTATACACGCAATACAATCTAAACACATTAACAACAAGACCATCAAATACATTTAATAATATTAATTTTTCGGCATTAAATAAAGACAATGGAGAAAGAAAATGTTTTATACCGCGCAATGATAAGTTTATCGAGATGGATATTTCTGCTTATCACCCTACCCTTCTTGCTAATTTACTTGACTATACTTTTGATAGTAGTGATATCCATGGCAGTTTTGCTAAGATGTATAATGTGGATTACGCCAAAGCAAAAGAGATCACGTTTAAGCAAATTTATGGTGGAGTTTGGAAAGAGTATAAAGAGTTGGAGTTTTTCAAACGAGTAATAGCATATACAGATCAACTATGGGATGAATTCCAATACGGTGGAAAAGTTATTTGCCCTATTTCAGGACATGAATTTGTAAGAGCAGAGATGAATGAAATGAATCCTCAAAAGCTTTTAAATTATATACTCCAAAACTTGGAGACCGCAAATAATGTTAATATACTATATGATATATTTAAGATATTACGCGGAAAAAAGACTAAATTAGTGTTATATGTGTATGATTCGTTTTTATTTGACTATGATAGTAACGAACCTGACGTAATGCTTGAAATATTAGGAATATTTAACAAATATAAGTTACAAATTAAAACAAAAGACGGTAAAAATTACCACGAAATTAAATAAAAGTTATGTATAGTACTTTGGACCACCCTCGTCGTATGTATAATCAATTCGACTATGATTTTACATTTGATAATTTATTGATGAACAATAGACTGTTTTGTACTTTTACTGCAATAGAGGATTTAGAGGCGTTGGTTGATGAATTAACAAAACGCTATTCCATCATGTATAATAAAATGTTTGTATTGCATGTTAAAAGCAATAACGAATATGTTATTACATATAATGTTGATCAAGGTAATATCAACGACATCCCCGAAAACACCATTCTAGTACATAGAAAAAAAGAATCAAACACACTTTATACCATTAATGCTCTAAATGAGTTAATTAAGAAATTAAACGGTGGTGTAGTTGATACAAATTATGCAGTAAACTGGCACCACTATAGAAATTGTATATTGTTAACTCAACACAATGAGATTAAACAATTGAATACAAAAATATTTAAAATAGTTGAATTATGAAAAAAGTAACTCTATCTGAAGAATTTAAAAGAATGCAAAAGCTTGCAGGGATTCAATTAAATGAGGCCTTTAATCCATTTTTAGATACTGAAGAAGGTGGATATATGAGAGAATATATTGATTCTATAGCAGAAGAAGAAGGATTAGATTTATATTATCGTAATGAATTCAACATAGCTTTCAATTCAGCATTAGCTAAACTTAAAAAAGACCATCCTAAATTAGATTTTGAAGCCATCGAAGCCAATAGAGAATCTTTCTTTTAAAATAGTTGAATTATGAAAAAAGTAACTCTATCTGAAGAATTTAAAAGAATGCAAAAACTTGCAGGAATTCAAATTAATGAAGATCTTCAAGAAGTTATATTATATGCTACTTGGGTATTAGATACTCCTGAAGCTAGAAAAGAAGATATAGTTATATCCCCAAGTATTTCTGAAGATAATATTCCTTCAAGTTTTAGTGGGGATTCTACCCCTAATGGATATACTGGGGCTAATAAAACAATATTATGTACTAATTACCCATGGACTTTAGTAAGTGAAACCAATGAAGTTAATTTAGAAGATATAAAAATACTAATAGTTAAATTTAAAAAACCACTTACAGATGTATTCCTAGATGATGATTTTTACATAGAAACCTTTGGAATTGATGAAGAACCAGATTTAGATTATTCTAAAGATATACCACTATCTGAATTAGTACCATATGGGTTAAATACTAATGATAGATGGTATGGTTGTTATGTAAATAATATTTCTTCTGGTGAGGTAATTGCTAAAAAAGTAGGTTATCAAAGTGAAAATAGAAGTGAAAGTGAATGGTCATCTTTTTAAAATAATTTGGTCTCTTAAATAAAGGTTATTATATTAAACGTTGTAAACAATAAATTAGTTATATTATGAATCTTGATGCAATTAAGAAAAAACTTGAGTCAATGCAAAAACAACCTTCATCAGGTGGTGGCTCAAACAACCAAACAAAGCGCTTTAAGCCCCAAGTTGGTAAACAAACGGTTCGTGTTGTTCCTTTCAAATACAACAAAGAGTTTCCATTTACGGAAATGAAATTCTACTATGGTATTGGTAGTAAAAAATTAATCGCTTCTCCATTAAACTGGGGTGAAAAAGATCCAATTGCAGAATTTGCAAAACAACTTCGTGGTACAAACGATAAAGAAAATTGGCGTTTGGCTAAAAAATTAGATCCGAAAGTTCGTATCTTTGCTCCTGTAATCGTTCGTGGACAAGAATCTGAAGGTGTTCATTTATGGGAATTTGGTAAAGAAATTTACGAGGCGTTCTTGCAAATGGCTGCTGATGAAGAAGTAGGTGACTTCACAGACATCATGACTGGTCGTGACATAAAATTAGTTACTGTAGGTCCTGAATCAACTGGTACTGTCTATAACAAGACAACAATTCAACCTTCAATGAAAATGTCTCCATTGTCTGAAGACGATAAAGAATTGGAATTGTGGTTGGACGATCAAGTTAATCCAAAAGAAATCTACAAACCACTTCCGTTTGATGATATCAAAGCGGCACTTCAAGAATGGTTAACCCCTGAAGAAGAAGAAGAAGAATTTCCTGCAGATGGTAAATTGGGAGTAGAAGAAAAACCCCAAACAAACTATAGTCTTTCAGCTAAACCAGCAGCTAAGAAATCTAAAGCAGATCAATTTGATGATTTGTTTGATGAGGATGATGATATGCCATTTTAATTTAAATTAAGGTTATGGCTAAAGGAAGAAAATCGCTAACAGAGGCGGCGGATAAGGAATTAAAAACCGCCTTTAGCTTAGATAAATTTAAAGCAAATAAAGGCTTAGCATCAAACATTAAGTTTAAGGAGCAAAAATGGATTCCATTTTCTCCAGCTTTGCAAGAAGCACTATCTATCCCTGGTATTCCTATGGGTCATAATTCAATGGTTCGAGGAAAATCAAACACTGGAAAATCTACTATGACCATTGAGGTAGCAGTTAATGCTCAAAAAATGGGAGTTTTACCTGTCTTGATTATTACCGAAATGAAACACGATTGGAACCACTGGAAAACAATAGGGTTTGATATTGAGGATGTAGTTGATGAAGAAACAGGTGAAATTTTGGATCAAACAGGATTCTTTATCTATCGAGATAGAAGTTCATTGAATTCAATTGAAGATATTGCTGCATTTATTATTGATCTACTTACAGAACAAAAGAAAGGCAATTTACCATATGATCTATTATTTATTTGGGATTCAGTTGGTTCAATTCCATGCCAAATGTCAATTGAGCAAGGTAAAAACAATCCAATGTGGAACGCAGGAGCTATTGCAACTCAATTCGGGAACTTTATTAATCAACAGATTGTAATGTCTCGTAAGGAAAGCTCAAAATACACGAATACCTTATTTATTGTAAACAAAGTAGGTGTTGCTCCAGCTCTAACTCCAATGTCACAACCTAGAATGACAAACAAAGGTGGAGATACATTCTATTATGACGTGTCATTGTGTTTGACTTTTGGAAACGTTACAAATGCTGGTACTTCTAAACTTAACGCTGTTAAAGACAAGAAGAAAGTTGAATTTGCATTACGTACAAAAATTGCTTGTGATAAAAACCATATCAATGGAATCACTACAATGGGTACTATTGTTTCTACAGTACATGGATTTATCAAAGATGATCCGAATGTTATTAAGAAATATAAAGATGCACACTCAACTGAATGGGCCGATATTTTAGGTCAAGGTACTTATACAGTACAAGAAGATAACAGCGAGTGGGATGAAAAAGCACCTACACCAGATTTATTTGAAAACGAAGATTAATATGAAGAAAGACCTCTTAAATCTCTTAAATAACATACAAGAACACGGTGAAGAAACACCTCAATCAGAGCGATTCCTGCTCATAGATGGACTCAATCTCTTTTTTCGAAATTTTAGTGCAATTAATGCCGTCAACTCAAATGGAGTCCATATTGGAGGTTTAGGAGGATTCTTTCGATCTTTGGGAGCTTTAATTCGCACCATTCAACCTACACAAGTTTATGTAGTGTTTGATGGTGTGGGTTCTTCCAATAATAGAAAAAATATTATTTCCGAATACAAATCAAATAGAAATATTACTCGAGTTACTAAACATGAATTGTTTGATAATTTAGAGGAAGAAGACGATTCAAAGGTAGATCAAATTGTTCGAATCATTCAATATTTAAAAACACTACCTGTTAAAACAGTATCTCTACCTGGAATAGAGGCAGATGATATTATCGCTTACTTAAGTGATATCTTGCCTATAAAACCCGAAGACAGAGCATTCATAGTATCCAGTGATAAAGACTATTTACAATTGGTAACCGAACAAGTAATCGTTTATCGCCCAGTTGAAAAAGAATACTATACAATAGATACTGTAAAAGAAAAATTTAATGTACCACCACATAATTTCTTATTATATAAGTTATTGATGGGAGATAATTCCGATGGAATTACAGGTATCAAGGGTTTAGGACCTAAAGGTTTATTCAAAAAATTCCCCGAACTAGCAACTCAAAATTTATCACTAGATGATATTGTTGATCTTGCTGAAACTAGATTAAAAGAACACGTTGTGTATGCAAGAGTAATACATGATGTGGATCTATTAGAGGATAAGTATAGAGTTATGGATTTATCCAATCCTATGATGAGCGATAAAGACAAAATGTTTATAGACAAATTTGTTGAACATACTCACCTAAACTTTTTCCCTCACACATTCGTTGAAATGTGTAATGAAGATCAACTTGGAAATTTAATTCGAAATACTGAATTTTGGGTTCAAGATATCTTTAAAGATTTGTTGGCTCCCCAACAATAAGTTATTAAATTTAAATAAAAGTTATAAAATGACCCTATCTTCAATTGATGAATACGGACCATCGTTTCAGATGAAAGTGATTTCTTCTTTATTAACACATAAAGAGTTCTTACAAAACATAAATGATGTACTAAGCGACGAATATTTTAACAATCCAGCTCATAAATGGATTATAAACGAAATTATTAAGTACTACGAAAAGTACCATACAACAATTTCCATGGACATCTTAAAGGTGGAAATGAAGAAGTTGGACAATGAAGTACTTAAAGTATCCGTTAAAGAACAATTACGCGAAGCATACAAAGCAGATATTGATGATTTAGCTTATGTACAAGAAGAATTTTCTACATTCTGTAAAAACCAACAATTAAAAAAAGCACTATTGAATAGTGTTGATTTATTGAAAGCAGGAGATTATGACTCAATCAAGTATATGATTGAATCAGCTATGAAAGCTGGACAAGATAAAAACATTGGCCACGAATACAAACGTGATACAGAATCTCGTTACCGTGAAGATTATAGAAAAATTGTTCCTACACCTTGGAACGAAATTAATGAACTAGTTCAAGGCGGTTTAGGTAATGGAGATTTAGGATTGATTTTTGGTAATCCTGGAGGAGGTAAATCTTGGACACTAGTTGCTTTAGGTGGATTTGCAGTTCAAATGGGTTATAATGTCATTCACTATACTTTAGAATTAAGTGAAGCTTATACTGGAAGACGATATGACGCTTTCTTTACTGGTACATCTGTTGACCAATTAGAAAAACATAAAAAACACGTAGAAACATTAACAGCAAATCTACCAGGTGAATTGATTATTCGTGAATTTCCTATGGGAAAAACCACAATTAGTACTATAGAAGCGCACATTCAAAAAGTAAAAGATTTAGGAATTGAACCAGACCTTATCATTATAGATTACATTGATCTTCTTTCAACAAGGAAAAGAAATGTTGACCGTAAGGGAGAAATTGATGATATTTATACAAGCACCAAGGGATTAGCTCGCGAATTAAACATACCAATTTGGTCGGTTTCGCAAGTAAATCGCGCGGGAGCCAAAGATGACATCATTGAAGGCGATAAGGCAGCAGGTAGTTACGACAAAATGATGATTACCGACCTTTCAATGTCGTTATCTAGAAAAAAAGAAGATAAAGTTAACGGAACCGGACGTCTCCATATTATGAAAAACAGATATGGAATGGATGGCTTAACTTTTCAAGTAGATGTTAACACATCAAATGGTCACATTTCAGTTGGAAGCCATTACGATGAAGAAGCAGATACTGTTACACCTAAAAAACCGTCAAACGATAATTTTGACGATTTAGATAAAAGAATGTTGGCAAATAAATTTTTTGAATTAAACGCATAAAAAATGAAACTAGTCAAAATACTTAAAGAAATGGTTACATCTGACACCCTAAACCTAGGAGATAAATACATTTCAGGAAATAATCTTGCTAAAAAATTAGAGTCTAACCCTAATGAAATATATGATTTTGGTGGAGGAGATAAACAGATATTTGGAGATAAATCTGTAGTAATAGATGCATATGATACCCCCAAAAATGGAAACCCAGATGATAAAATTCATGATCTTAATAAATATATTTTCTTACCTCCAAGAAAACTTATTAATATGGGGCATTCATTTTACAATTTTCAATTTTCTAAAGAAATTAAAAAAACAGTAGATGATGCTTTAAAACCTGGGGGTTATTTAGTAGTTCAAGATTATTATAATACATTAGAAAAATTAAAATCCATTTTTAAAAATTATAAAATTGTTTATGAAAGAACATATGAAGGAGACCCTGATCTTGATGAAAATGATGATGGGGGTTATGTAATAGTATTCCAAAAATAATAAATTAAACACATGATAACAGAATCTCGCAATTTTTATAAGCCGTTTGAATACCAAACAGCATTTGATTTTTACAAAGATCAACATAGAGCCCATTGGCTAGCAGATGAAGTTCCACTCGCTTCAGATTTAAATGATTGGAAACTTAAACTTACCGAATCTGAAAAAAATCTAATCGGTAATATTTTGAAATCGTTTGCTCAAACAGAGGTTCACGTAAACGATTATTGGTCAACAAAAGTATCTTTATGGTTTCCAAAACCTGAAGTACAAGCTATGGCTCGTGTATTTGCTGATTTTGAATCAATTCATGCTGAAGCATATGCTCGTTTAAATGAAGAACTTGGCTTAGATAATTTTGCTGCATTTTTAGAAGATGAAGAAGCAAAAGCAAAAATTGATCGTTTAGTAGAATTGCCTGGAGAAACATTACATGAAAAAGCACTTTCATTAGCTATATTCTCTGCATTTACTGAAGGTGTAAATTTATTTTCTTCATTTGCGGTATTGATGTCATTTCAATTACGTAATATGATGAAAGGTACAGGCCAAATTGTAGAATGGTCTGTACGTGATGAATCATTACATTCAAAAGCTGGATGCTGGTTATTCAGAACATTAATTGAAGAAAACCCAGAATTAGATACTCAAGCACTTACACAAGGTATTTATGAAGCCTGTGATTTGTCTGTAAAACTTGAATTTGATTTTATTGACAAAGCATTTGAAATGGGTAATATTGAAGGTTTATCAAAAGAACAATTGAAAAACTTTATTAAAGCACGTGCAAACGAAAAAATTACTGAATTAGGTTATACTGCAATTTATAATGACGTCGATCCTAATTTGCTAAGACAAATGGAATGGTTTAACCATTTAACAAGCGGAAAAACACATCAAGATTTCTTCGCAAACCGAGTAACAGATTATTCAAAATCAACAGCAGACTGGACAGATTTATAAATTATGAGTATAAACATAGACACAACAGATTGGACAAAAGGGAAAAATTTTCCTACATGGATGGACGAAATTGGATTAAGCATCATCTCAAAAGGATACTTACTCCCAGATGAAGATGTATTTGGAGCATTTAAACGTGTGTCTAGAGCATCAGCTCGTCGCCTAAAAAGAAAAGACTTACAACCATTCTTTTATGAAGCAATAGTAAAAAATTGGTTATGCCTAGCATCCCCAGTTTTATCAAATATGGGAACTGAACGAGGTATGCCTATTTCATGTTTTGGAATTGATACAGATGATTCAATTGAAGGAATTGCATTAGCAAACTCTGAATTGATGCGCTTATCATCTCAAGGTGGTGGTGTAGGTATTGGTGTATCTCGAATTCGAGGACGTGGTAAATCTATTAGAGATAATGGTGTTTCTGAAGGTGTAGTTCCATGGATTAAAATTTATGATTCAACTATACTAGCAACAAACCAAGGTTCAGTTAGACGAGGTGCCGCATCAGTTAACCTAAACATCAATCACCCAGATATTGAAGAATTTTTAATGATTCGTCGTCCAAAAGGTGATGTTAATCGTCAATGTCTAAACATGCATCAATGTGTTGTTATTGATGATGAATTTATGAACAAACTTGAAGAACGTGAACCTAAAGCATTAAAACTATGGGGTGAAATTTTAAAAACACGTTTAGAAACAGGTGAACCATATATTATGTTTGAGGACAATGTAAACAATGCAAATCCTAAAGCATATAAAAAGAATAACTTGCATGTTTCAATGACAAATATTTGCTCTGAAATTGCATTATACACAGACGAATTACATTCATTCATTTGTTGTTTATCTTCATTGAATTTGGCACGTTGGGATGAATGGAAAGACTATAAGTTTGAAAATGGTATGACTTTACCTGAATTAACTTGCTGGTTTTTGGAAGGTGTATTACAAGAATTTATTGATAGAGCCAAAAATGTTCGTTTCATGGAAAATACCTACCGCTCAGCATCTAAAGGTAGAGCAATTGGTATTGGTGTTTTAGGTTGGCATACATTCTTACAAGAAAAAGATATTCCATTTGCAAGTTTACAAGCAAATTCCTACACTCGAATTATGTCTGAATTTATTGAGCAAGAAGCATTAAAAGCATCTCGTGATCAAGCTAAAGCATATGGAGAACCTGAATGGTGTAAAGGAACAGGATTACGTCATACACATCATTTAGCAATTGCTCCAACAGTATCAAATGCCCATATTTCAGGTGGTGTTTCTCCTTCAATTGAACCAATCCCTGCAAATGTATTTAACTTAAAAACAGCAAAAGGTACATTTATCAAACGTAATCCAACACTTGAAAAATTACTTGAATCTAAAGGATACAATATTGATAGTGTTTGGGATCAAATTGCTCGTGATAAAGGTTCTGTTATGGGATTACCTGATCATATCTTGTCACCTGAAGAAAAAGAAATTTTCTTGACATTTAAAGAAATTAACCCATATGAAATCGTTCGTCAAAATGGTATCCGTCAAAAACATATTGATCAAGCAATTTCATTAAACTTAACATTTGATCCTTCTGATTCACCTAAATATATTAGTGAAGTGCATAAATTAGCTTGGAAAGAAGGTATCAAAACGTTATATTATATGCGATCTGAGTCGATTTTGAGAGGAGATACAATTTCAAGAGATGATAATTGTGTTGCTTGTGAAAGTTAAGCATATGTATAATAAAAGAAATGAAGAAAAAAATATTAACTTTTAGAAAAGATTATTGGAAACCAACTCCAAAAAAATGGAGAAAAATTGGAGATACTCTTTTAGCAGTCTCTTCAGTACTTGCAATTGGAGGAATATGGCAGTTTGATAATCTTAAAGATATTTTTACAGCATTTGAAATTAAAGCAATGATAGTTACTTCTATTGTTTTAGGTGCTTTAGGAAAATTTTTAACAAACTTTTTTAAAGAAGAAAAATAATATGAGCTACGATTGGTTAAAAGAAGAAAAATCTCCAAAAATTCTAGTAGAAGCTGTTAAGCATATTGGAGTTAAAGAAATAGTAGGAAAAGCTCACAATCCTGTTATACTAGGTTGGGCTGGGGCTTTAGGACTTAAAAGCATTTATACTAACGATGAAATTCCTTGGTGTGGATTATTTGTAGCATATTGTGCCTATTCTGCAGGATTAGATGTAGTTGAAAGACCTTTATGGGCTTTAAATTGGGCAAAGTATGGTACTGAAGTTGCTGAACCTATGCTTGGGGATATTTTAACATTTAAAAGAAACGGAGGTGGTCACGTTGGTATTTATGTTGGAGAAGATACTCAATACTATCATGTTTTAGGAGGCAACCAAAACAATTCAGTAAGTGTTTCTAGAATTGCAAAATCTAGATTACATAAAGCAAGAAGAACAGCATGGAAAATAGCACAACCAGCTAACGTAAGAAAGGTATTCTTAGAAGCAAAAGGAGCTATTACTACAAATGAAAGTTAAATTAAAATAGATATATATGTGTTATACTAAAGAACAAATAGAAAAAGCCATTAAATCTAAAGGTTATAAATGGTTTGAAGACATGTCAAACAAAAGTTATGATGTGAATATTGTAGGTGTGAGAAATACTTCACCTTCAGTTTATAAAAAAGTTACAAATGTTTTTGATGATTGTCTTACAATATCTTTTAAAGATGATAAAGGTGTATGGCAATTTTATTGTTGGATGGCTACTTGTGATCCAGGTAAAAAAGGCGTACAACAATTCCATAATAAAAAAGGGGTTGCTCGTTTAATCCCAGGACAATATAGAGCTACTTGGGCTGTTGATTTACATCAAGGTAAATATAGTGCACTCTGCCAAAGACTAGATAATGTTACTGTTTGGAGAGATGCAAACAAAGACTTAGTGTTTGATGAAAAAGTAAAAGATACTGGGATGTTTGGTATTAACATACATAAAGCAGGACAAGATTCTACTTGGGTTGAAAATTGGTCAGAAGGATGTCAAGTGTTTAAACGAGTAAGAGATTTTGATGTATTTATGTCTATCTGTAAAAAAGCAGCCAAAATACATGGTAATAAATTTTCATACACACTTTTAGAATCTACTGATATTAAATAAAGTAACCAATAAAAATAAAATAAAATGACAAAAGAACAAATTTTAGGAATTACTCGTCATGCTTTAACTTTCATAGGTGGTATTCTAATCATGAAAGGATTCCTTGATGAAAGTACTTGGACCGAAATTTCAGGTAGTGCTCTTACTTTAATCGGTACCATCTGGTCAGTAATTGATAAAAATAAGTAAATTAATTCTTTTTAAAAATGGTTTGGCCCCTATATGGGGCCTTTTTATATTTCATACCATGCAACAAAAATATTTACCTTGGTTTTTGCTGTTTTGTGCACTAGGTTTGTCAACAACAGCAGCTTATTATAGTGTAATCGGTTTATCTGTGGTATTTACCGGAGTAGCTATACCTGTGATTGTAATGGGGTCATTTTTAGAAGTATCTAAAATTGCAATTGCAACATATCTTCATAATGCTTGGAAAAAAACATATACACTTTTAAAAGTATATTTGACTATAGCACTAGTAGTATTATCAGTTATTACTTCTATTGGAATTTATGGTTTGTTAAGTACTGGATTTCAAGAAAATATTATTAAACTTGAAATCGGAACTAAACAAATCCAAAATATAGAGGTTAAAAAACAAAGATTTGAGGAAATCAAACTTGAATTATCCAAAGAAAAAACAACCTTAGATAAAGATATTTCTCAGTTACGCAATGCTTTATCTACAAATACAACTACTCAAACAGTAGATGCTAAAACTGGACAATTAGTTACAAAAGCAAATAATGCTAACCGTAAATCATTTGAAACACAACTTGCTGGGGCACAAGTAAATAGAGACAAACTATCTACTAAAATAGATGCTTTAAACGATTCAATTACAAATCTAGATATTCAAATCTTAGGTATGGAATCTAAAGCAAGTGAATCAAATGAATTAGGTGCCGTACAATATGTAAGTGAAATTACGGGGTCTGACGTTAAAACAGTGGCAAATTGGTTTATATTCATGTTGATCTTTGTGTTTGATCCATTAGCTATTACTCTTATTATAGCTACAAATCAAGCGTTTGAACAGCGCAAACCTAAAACAAATATTTACGGTGAACCAAAACCTATTGAACCTGAACCTGTAGTTAAACCTGAACCGACTTCAAGAGAAATAATTGAACAAGAAAAACAACAAATCCAAAACGAAATATATCGTATTCAACGTTCAGGAGTATCAGGAAGAAAAGCAGGGCCGGCAATTAATCAACTTAAAAATCGTTTACAAGATTTAGATAATCAAATAATTTACTAAAAATACTAGGTTTTTTAAAAAGATTTTTGTACATTTATTGAAAACAAAGGTTATGTACACATTTATTAAAGAAAGTAGTATTCGCCACAGTAAAGAAACAGTTTTGAGCCATATCAAAAAGCTCCAACCACTCAACTATAATAAGTTTATGTGGTGGAGAACCCACACTGATAAAGTTACTCCACTAGGCAAACGTGCTTTGCTTAAAGAACGTATCTTAAACGGTGATTTTGAACCATCTTCATATTTTTGGCAAGCACAACTTGCACTTTATAATGCAAAAGATAAACTTGATTTATCCAAACACGATACTCGTTACCAAATTGAAATTTGTGCTGTTGACTTTCAACGTTACAAAAAACTAATGGAAGATTTTGAAAAAGAAGAAGCAAATCGTATGACCGCTTTATATGATGCTTTTACTTCAGAATATCGTATCACCAAAGAAGAACTTGAAGAACGTTTCCTTACATTCAACGGAACAGTCCTCCAATTTTACTACTATGCTGAAGAATTCCTATATAAACTCCCAGCATCAAATAGAAAAAATATGCGTGGTCGTCCTAAAAAAGTATTAAACCAACCTTTACCTAGAGTTTTACAACCAAAACGAGGTAGAGGCAGACCCAAGACAAAATAATATGATAACAGGAATTATAGCAGGCAACTTTGATTGCATCCACCCAGGATATATAAAAATGTTTACTGAAATGAAAGACCATACTGATTTAGTGTGGGTAATGCTTCAAACTGACCCAACAGTTGAAAGACCAGAAAAATGTAAACCTATACTTTCTGTTGAAGAAAGAACAGAAATATTGTCTTCCTTGGTTCAAATTAACAATGTTATACCTTATACAACAGAGTCAGAATTATATAATCTTTTAAAAATATGTGAAGAGCATAATATTGATAATACTTTAAATTCAAAATTTGTACGTTTTTTAGGAGATGATTATATTGGAAAATCATTTACTGGAGATGATTTAGGTATTCCAATCTATTACTTAAACAGAGACCATGGTTGGTCAACTACAAAATATAAACAATTAATAGCAAATAGTTTAAAATCATGAAATGGACATCAATAATATTAATTAGTGGGTGGATTATAAGCTTAATTTGGTTAGGATATCATTTATATAAATACATAACTCACGATGAAGATTAAATTCTATTGGCATAGCAATTGGGATATGCACTTCAAACAATTAGCATTAATACCTACCATATTCATTATCGCAAGTCGATATAACCAAACGCGTTTTACTATACTTAGTTTCAATTTCTTAGTATGGGACTTTGGCGTATCTTATTTTAAGTACAAATGAAAAACACAATACAATGGGCCGGGTATGAATGGCTAACAGAAGAACGTTGGGGACAAATGCACCCGGAGAAGCCTAAGATGTGGTATGATGCTACATGCATTCTTCAAGCAGACAATACAGGTGAGTTGCATTTACTCACAAAGAAACATGAAAAGAAGTTTGGTCAAATCAAATCTCCAATTGGAATAGGATTAGTATCATGCACAGAACAATTTGGATATGGTACTTTTAGCATTGAAGCCAAGCTACCTGCAGGACCTAACCTTTGGCCTGCATTTTGGATGTATGCATGGGAAACATGGCCACCTGAGATAGATGTATTTGAAGCTTACTCATACAGTAATAGCAGTTACATTAATCGCAACATGGATCTGCTTCGAGGTAAATGGTATCGAGTTCAAACCAATGTGCACTTGGGCCAAGTACCAAACAACTTCAATGCAGGTGCAGAGAATGGGCGAATTGCTCTACGAAAGGATCCTACCCGACATTTTATTGAGTATCGTGTAGATTGGACTCCAGAACACATACAGATTTGGTATGATGGCAACATGGTAAGATGCATTACAGATGCAAGCATCTTATCTCAATTTGTCGGCAAGACAATGAATGTAGTTATTAATAACGGCATACAAGACTCATACGATACCACTCGAACAGAGTTATCCTCATTAACAGTAAGAAATTTTAAATACACTCCTTATGAATAACATAGAACACGATTACCTTAAACTACTTAAAGACATTTTAGACAATGGAGTAGAGAAGAAAGACAGAACAGGTACCGGTACTAGGTCAGTATTTGGAAGACAAATTCGTCATGATATGAGTTTAGGGTTTCCACTACTCACAACCAAGAAGATGGCGTGGAAAACGATGGTAACCGAATTGTTATGGTTTTTACGTGGTGATACAAACATCAAATACCTTGTTGATAATGATTGTCATATTTGGGACGGAGATTGTTTCGCTAACTACATAAAACATAACCCAAATGCGGATGAACAAATGATTAACGATGCTGGTCGGATGGTAAATATAAAAGATTGGTTCATCAACAAAATTAAAACAGATGATGAGTTTGCTAAGAAGTGGGGTGAGCTTGGACCTATCTATGGTCATCAATGGCGTGATTGGGGAGCTCGATATGAAACTAATCATATCTTAGGTACCCGCACTCGCCGCAAACCTGGTATTGACCAGATTGCAAACCTAATCCATGATCTTAAAACAAACCCAGACTCAAGACGACTAATGGTATCAGCTTGGAATGTTGATGAATTAGACCAAATGACGCTTCCACCTTGTCATTATGGATTTCAAGTTTACACAAGAGAGTTATCTACTAGAGAGAGATTAAAAATATGGATAAATCGCAGTACTGATAAGGAATGGAGAAGCAGCTTAGAACAAGCGTATCATGATTGGGATAATCCAAAGTGGGTACATGGAGTATTTGAAACTGATATGGATGATGCAGAAATACCAAAAAGAACAATCTCCTTAATGTGGAATCAACGTTCGGCAGACGTGTTTTTAGGTTTGCCATTCAATATAGCTAGTTACGGATTGTTACTAGAAATCATTGCTAAAGCAGTTGGTATGATACCTGATGAGTTGATTGGCAATATTGGCGATGCTCATTTGTATTTGAATCACATAGAGCAAGCTAAAGAACAAATGCATCGAGAACTTTATCCGTTACCTAAGCTTATGTTTAAAGATCATTTAAAAGATTTTGACAACATCATTGATGTTTTACGCATTAATAATTTTATATTAGATGGATATCAATCACACCCAACAATTAAAGCACCTTTATC